TCATGCTGCCGCCCCCGCTTCCTCAAATAGCGCCGTGTTTTCCTTCTGGAGCCGCATCGCGCGATCGAAATTGCGCAGCGACGCCGCGTGATATTCCGGCTTGAGTTCGCAGCCGTAGAATCGCCGATCGAGTTTTAGGGCGATGAAGCCTTCGGAGCCGATTCCCGCGAACGGGCTGAAGACGATCTCGCCGGGATTGCTGAATAACCGGACGCAGCGATCAATGACGCCAAGTTGCAGTGGGCAGATATGCTTTGTGTCGTTCTCGCCCCGACCCTCAGCAACATTCAGCGTGTCGGTTTCCTTGATGTCCGTCCAGCAGCATTCAGCCCAGTCGATCCACTGGTTGCGGCTCACCTGGTTTGGCGTGTCGATGGCAGTTTCATTCTCGCCCGGCGCGGTGAACTTCAACAGGTAATCCCCGAGAGTTCCCCGCGTGCGGGCGCGGTCGGATTCCAAACCGGAAAACTGAAGCTCGCGGCTCTTTGTGCGGATGGCCTGCGCCTGCGGATTCTTTCTAACGAGCCAGTCATATTCGAAGATCAGGCCAGCGCGTTCTGCAAGTCGGATGTTGAAGCCGCGGAAGTCAAAGAGCCCTTGGCCGCCGGCGCGTTTCATTCGCGGGATCTGCATGACGTGCACGACGATTGCCCGACCTGGCTTGATGATCCGCGCAAGCTGGCGATAGAAAAATGATAGGTGCAATTTCGTTTCCCCGCGAAGGTCGTCCGAGTTCCCGATGTCCGCTTCCTCGGATGTGTAGGCGTACAGTGCCGGGAACGGCGGAGAGAAGATGGAGAAATCCATCGACGCCGCTGGCATCTTCGGCATATGCCGAATGCAATCGCCCAGGTGTAAGGCGTATTTTGAATCATCGGGAAGCATCGCAAAAAATCCTTTCCTGTTCGGCCGTTTCCTCGTCGATTCGCTTGGCCTTGCGCAGCACCGTGTCGATCATCGGGCGTTCGATTTCCGTCACCGGGATATGCACGTTCAGCGGTCGCGTCGATCCGATCCGATTGGACCGCTTGACGCATTGATGGAACAGCTCGTAACTGTCCTGAAGGCCGCTGAAGACTTGCCTGGTTGCGATCTGGAGGTTGAGGCCGAAGCCCAATACCTTGCCCTTGCTGATCAGCACCTTGTTTTTGCCACATTTGAAATCGTCGATGATCGTCTCTCGCTCATCATCCGGGGTTTCGCCCGCGATGCTGGCTGCGCCCTTGAGGAATTGGCGCATCGAATCTTGTTCGGCGTTGTAGAGGCACCAAACCAACGTTGACTCATCTGGCCATGATGCGATTTTGTCTCGGATGAATGCCGGCTTGTTCGTGTCGATCGCCTGGCCATCGTGATTCCCTTTGGCAATCTGACCCATCTTCGATCGCGACATGATGCCGCCGACCTCGCCCGCGAACAGTCGTCCCGTGCTGCTCATCGTGACATCGCGTTGTTGTTTTGTGAGCGGAACATCTTCGATATGGACGCGGATCGGTGGGACCGTTCCGCAGTTGTCTTTCCAGCCATAGGTCGCGGGGTTCGTGAGGAAGATGCACCAATCCGACAAGGCCCGATAGAATGGGTTGAGCGCGTGCGGCTTCAGTTCCCAGCGGTTATCGGTTTGCCCGCGGTTCACGAAAAACCGCGCGAGGAAGGCATTCACGGTCGGATATCGATCAAGAAAGACGGCATGATTCGCGTATTCAATTCTATCGTTCGGGGCCGGCGTGCCGGTCAAGGCGAGTTTCCAGTCAAGGCCGCGCCCGAGGCGAATCGCGGTTGTTCCCCACTTGCCGTAATGGGATTTCAAAAGGCTGGATTCATCGAGCAGCAACGCCCCGAGTCTGCCGGGCTGGAGGTCGTCGCGCAGTGATTCGTAATTGGTGATGCCGATTCGTTCTTTGCCGGATTCGAGCCATTGCCCCAAGTCGCGGGCATGAACGCGGCGGATCATCCCGGCGCTGCCGTAGAATCTGTCACATTCTGCCAGCGTCTGCTTGACGACCATCGACGGGGAAACGATCAGCACGCATTGGCGCCGCGATAATTCCTCAGCGGCGTGCATCGCGAATTCGAGCATGATGAGGCATTTGCCCAGACCACATTCCGCGAAGACCGCGTATTTGCGTTTCTGGATGGCGATTTGCGCGATGGCTTTTTGGTAGTCAAAGAGCGCCGGAAGCGGATCGTAGCGGGCTGGCTTGGCCGCCTTGCGTTTGATGCCGAGCCGTTGGGCGTACTCTGCTGGGATATAGGCTGTGCGCCCAACGAATCGGAACCGGGGCAGGGATTTGACCTGGAGAAACCGCTCGTAATCCTCGGTCGATGAGGTGTCGAGGGTGATCGGGATTTCCGCCGCCGTGGTCACCGGAGGCTCCTTCGCTTTGCAGCGGTGATTGAGCGGGTGAATGACCGACGGAGAAGGCGCTGGGCTATGCGGGGTACTACGAGTTGGATGGGTTCGCGTTTCATCACCGTGAAATCTCAATCTCAGCATCCGGGTTCTTGATGCACTGCCGCACATATTCGTGAACGAAATCCACCAAGCCGGTGTAGCTGCCCCATCCGTTTTTGGGGTTCATCGCCTCGAATTTGGCTGGGTCCGCGCGGAGGTTGTCCAATCCAGCCTTCAATGACTGGATCAGATCTCCGGCTCGCTTGATTCCAAGCTCATCGGGTCGCCAAAGATGTTTTTGGATTCCAGCCGCCTCTGCCATGCCACCGAGGTTGTGCGTGATGTTCCCAGAGTAAATCTGAGTGCGGCGCATCGCATATAGGTAAACGTCAAGGCTCATTTTGTTTACTCCGCCTTCGCCCGCGCCACGCCCTCGCGCTTGATCGCGTCGGCAATTTCCTTCCGGTGGACCGTGACATCTTCGGGAGCCGTGAACCCGAGTTTGACGCTATGCCTTTTTAGTTCCGTGATCTGCAATTCAACCTCGCGCCCGTCCGGCAGCCCGATGATGATCGATTCTAAAAGCGTTCTCCGTAACACGAGCATGATTCACTTCACTTCCTTGTGTCAGTGTTTCGATTCGGCCTCCGCCTTATCCGCCACAAGCTCCGCCTGCTTGGGCTGGGGCCGCGCGCGAGCCAAAAGCATCGCGTCGGCAAAATCGTATGAGTATTCGGCGACGTATTTGACATCGCAGTTAGTCAAACCCCATCCCGTCATTCCGTTTGGTTGGATCGGTCCACCAGAATTCGCCAGGAAACCCTGAAGTGCCTTGGCCGCGAAGTAATCCCGCAATGACATGCCATATGTTGTTGGGTTAATCTCCACGGACTCGTTATCCCTAACGAAGTACATGCCGGGGTTTGGAAACGCTACCGGGTTTTCTGGTTCGGTGCTCATTGCGCAACCTCCGCCGCTTTCCCCTCGACCTCGCGCACCGTATGAAACCAGCAAACAAACTCCCCCACCCGCAAAAACTTCCCGTCCCGATCCCGCGCGTCGGCGTTCACCCGCTGGCATTGCAGGCCGGGGTAGAGACGCGTCTTGCCGCAGATCGAGCAGATGGCGCGGCCGGCGCGGATGCGCTCGACGTGTTCGGCAGGCTGCCAGCGGCCGTGACGGTAGACGAGTTTGGGTGGTTGGGTTGGCATGACTAGGCGGCGATCATCCGGTCGATGAGGCGGAGCGCAGATTCCTGCAATACCGCGACTGTTGGTTTAAGCGCATCCCATGCGGCATCCCCTGCGGCATCCCGTGCGGCAGCCCATGCGGCATCCCCTGCGGCAGCCCATGCGGCATCCCGTGCGGCAGCCCATGCGGCATCCCGTGCGGCAGCCCATGCGGCATCCCCTGCGGCATCCCGTGCGGCAGCCCATGCGGCAGCCCATGCGGCAGCAGATTTTTCTCTCGCGACCGTAATGGCGCGCATCGAATTCTCGACGCCATCCGGCCCGGTAATTTCGGCGAGCGATGCCAGCGCATCCGCCTCGACATCGAGCTTGATCAGCCGCAACCAGGGCGGCGTAAATTCACGGATCGACCAATCGATGATCATCCAAAATCGCGCATCTTCGCGCGCCTTTCCGCCTTTAATGTTGACCAGTTTGGGCAACAACGGCTTGAGCAGGCGATCACGTTCGGCATCGCCCTCGGGGGTTGGCGGAAATGCGTCATTCCATGAACGCAGGAAGGATTCGATGATCGGCGATTCGGTCACGTTGCGGTCGCGGTGCTTCTGGCAGGTGACGTAAGCTAGGGCTTCAACGATGCAGACCTCGCAGTCGCCGTTCGGCGCTAATTCGTGCGCTCCGCGCTTCAGGCTGATCGAGTTGATCCGGGCGAGTCGGGTTTCGTCGATGGTGAGTTGTTTGGTTGGCATAGTCCGTTCCTCTTTCCCATTCCCCCGCACGACCCCGGTCCGTGGAAAAACCGGCCGAAGCTATAGTCGCTCCCTCGCTCCAGCCGGGCTAAGTTCAGGCCGTCGTTGCCGCGACGTTGTTGTCCTGCCCGCCCGAACCCTCTTGAGAGTTTTGGTTTGACTGGCGTTCGTAAGCCTCGATTGCGAGGCCCACGACGTCGATATGTTTTCGGCGCTGGGCCTTGGCGATTCGTTCGATTCGGCGCTTGGTCGGCTGATCGACCGTGACTTTGTGCTGCTTTTGCTGTGTGACGGTGCTCATGAGTTCCGAAGGGTACTGAAGCGCAGCGAAGAATCAAGGGAAAAGTTCCGAAAAGTTCTTAATTGTCCGTAGAGCGCACTGTAACTGCGGGAATAACCTATGCTTGTGGCAAAGAAAAAATCTGATTTGAAAGTCGCAATCACACCGGCGCTCAAGGAGGAATTTGACCGGCTCTGCGAGCGAAAACGCATCAGCCGCGTGAGCGCGATTGAAGCGTTTATCGAGGCATTGACGAACCTCAGCGATGAAACGCAGTCGGTTTTGTTGGGTCAGACGACGCCAACGCCTGCGGTATTATCGCTGATGCTTAGAGAACTTTCGAAACGGGGTATGATCCGTGGAGGCCCCAGGGTGCGGGGCGACGAGCTTTCCCCGACTGGTTCGGGCGGATGATTGAAGCATCTGATTTGAAAGAGGCTGATATGCGGGATCGAATCGACGAACGCGACGAGGTGGAGATTCCGAAATATGACGGCCTCGCGCTGGGCAAGCTGATCTTCAACGTGATGGGCTTGCTCTGGATGGCGGTCGGGGCCGTCGGCGGATTTCTTCTGATGTCAAACGGCGATGGATGGCGCGGCGGCGCGACGATCATCAGTGGGGCCACGATGGGCGGGTTGTTCCTCGCCTGCGGCGCAGCGCTTGATGCACTGCGTGATATCGCGCGAAATAGCTTCAGGTTGAAGTGATCGGCTATCCGAACACAGGGGGAGCGCGTCAAGACAATTCCGGCGGGATTTGTTTAATGGGGAGTGAACGTGGCGCATAAAAATGCCCCGATGACGAGTCGGGGCTGATCTTTCCAGAAGTGTTCTGGAGAGTTCATTACCGCCCGCAGGGTATACACGGGCTGATTTGGTTGTCAACATAAATTTCCTGCGCAGAGCATGACCCTTATGCTGCACCTCTGGGATTGCTCCCGTCTTCGATGCCGACGCCCGCTGTAAATCACGTCTGAATCGTCAATTCGGCGCGACTCGCGTCGCGTATGCAGCCCGCGTTGCCGGGTTAGGCAGAGCGCGGATTTAGATTCAGTCGTGAAACTTTACGGGCCAGCCCACACCGTCCATGCGAGGCGGTGCTGCTCCCCAGGTTGGCGCAAAATTGCGCTTCTGGTTCGGGGCCGTTCCCAAACGACCACGGTTTGTTCTGTTTCTGAGAGACCGTCTGGTAATGAACTCTCATCGGTGTCTCATATAACGCGCGTGAAAATGGGGTCAATAGCAAATCGGGGCAGGCTGGATAAAAATGTTCCGCAGAATTCGTCGGTGAAGTATCATCTGCGTCCATATGCCAAACATCTATCACGAGC